GTCACGCCACCCACTTGTATTTTTGCTAATGTTCCGTTAAGGATTCCAGTGCTTGCCATAATTTTTTCTTTTTATTGATGCAAACTTAATCGTTTGACTTTTTTCTTTTTGTAACTTTTTTAACTTTTGGCAATGGCTTTTCTTCGTTGTCCATTGCTATTTGCACGATGTGTTCAACTTCTTCTTCAGGGGTGTACCCATCAAAGTTTTTTGCAACCCCCAATTCAATGAGTTCTTTGCCCAGTTTGTTGGAAACCCTCATCTGCGTGCCTTCCGGTAATACCCTTGTAACTACCGCATAATCTTGTGTTAATTCGATTTTCATAAATTTAATGTTTTTGCTTTTTTATCAATGTATTTTTTTAATTGTGAACTTGCTTGTGTTTTTACTGATTCACCCTTTTGTGCCCAAGTTTTTTTTACAAAATTCTTTGCCCCAGTCGGGTTTGTTTCGTGCGTTCCAAGCCCATACTCAATCCAAAAAGAATAAAACCCATCATACTTTGTAGCACCCCTTCCATATCTTGGGCCAACCAGCACACTTGGGTATTTCTTGGATGGTGATGTTTTAACTGCAATGGCTTTTTTCAAGTTACCCGGATAGTACGCGTCATCTCTTACAATAATAACATTGTCAGATTCTGGTGCGTTTTGTCTCATAGCTGCAACTAATGGCTTTGCTTGCCTTCTCAACACTTTCAGTATCTCACTTCTTTTCATCTTATCATTTGACAATGATTTGATTTCACGTGCCACATCTTGTATCCCTTCTATTTCAGTAATTTGAACACTCATAGTTTTTTTATTGCCGTTAAAAACAACCCTTCACGGTCCAATTCTTGGATTTCTATGATATCATAATATGCACCATTGTACACAACCCGCATTGCTTCCGTGATGCCATCAAAGAACCGTATTTTAAACCGAACTTTGTTTGTGGCCGTTATTTGATCCGCTTCTATTTTCTCACTTCCAGATACCTTTTTTATTGATGCAAAAGCCGTGTGAAATACTGACCAGCTTGATGTGTATTCACCAATACTATTTGTTGAAAACGTTTGGCTTTCAATTACAATTTTCCGATCCAATCGGCCGATGTTCATCATATTTCAGTTCTTTGGCTAATTAATGATATTTGATATTGTGTGCCTCTGCTTAATTGTTTTACACTCCCAATAATTTCATTTTGTCGCATTTCAAACATATCTGAAACCATCATTCGCAACGCTTGCTTTACCATGGCATCAGTATTTGCAAGTGTTACAATTTCCACTTCAATTGGCCAATCACGATCATTCAAATTTGGAGCGTTGTCTAATATTTCAATATAGGAATACAGACCGTTATTCCAAATGTATTTTGACGTATCGAGCAATGTGCGAACATTTGCACTGTCATAATAATATATTGCAATAGTGTCAACCGGTGCAACATCCACGCGGAAATCTTGCCATTGGTCCATGTAGCCAATAATAGCCCCTTTTACAAGTACCGCCGCTTCATTGTACAACATTACGTGTGCCGATGATATGTAATCGTTTATAAGATCATCAAACGATGAATCCAAAATGTTTAAATGTCTTTTTGCTTCGTCTAATGTCAAAGCCCAGTCAACCGCCGGTGTGTAGCTTGTTATTTTTTTATTTCTTATCATCCCGCAAAAAAAAAGGGATGGGCAAACCCCACCCCTTTTGATATATAAAATTAGAGTTTAAAAATTATCCAAAAGTTCCTACGCTGATGGCTGCATCTTGTACAAGTGCTGCATCCCAGTAAGAGTTTAAGATAAGTCTGTTTGTTCCTTTAATAGCCTGGGTGTACGGATCCATGAGTATTTCTAAAGCCCCAAATTGTGCAACTTGAACCTTGCTGAAATCACCATAATAAACCGCTGGGTTGGTTATGTCTGCAATCTGATTGCTAAACTTAGCCATAACACCCATTATCATTTCATTTATTATTAAAGGATTCACGCCACTAACTTGTGCAGCTGTGTACACTTCAGTGAATAAATCATTTGAGATTGCAAAACCAAGGTTCCCACGGTTGTGGTTGTTTGATTGCACCTCCTCAACTAATGCCATCATCAAATCTGTGATGTCTGCATTTGTCAATGCTGTTTTGCCGTTACCAAGGTAATCATAAGCCCCGTTTGCTGAATCGTCAGTGAATAAAGCATATTCAACTTTCGCACCTACTGCCTGAGCGATTGAGTTTCTTAAAGCACTTTCAATTGACTCGTTTGCTTGCATTGCTGCTTGCTTACTGAAATCAACGTATGCAGCCAATCTTTTTGGTGCAAGGTCTTTTTTGCTCATTGCTGAACCGCCATCGATTGCGTCAGAAACTTCCGTTTCCCATTGTGTGGTAACCGCTCCAAGTATTGGAATACGTTGGTCAGTTGTAGTGCTTACACGTGTAACACCAAGATCATCAAGTATTGTGTTGGCATAAACTGCATCAACAAAACTTTGCGCTTCAACGCCACTTGTTCCGTTTTCTGTTATTACTGCTCTATTCAATACCATTGATGGTATTACAACACCGTTCGAAGAACGGCCAATTGCTGCCATTTCTTTCTCACCTTCTTGTGCCATTTCTGCTTCTAAACCATCAAGTTTTCCGCCAAATGCCGCTCTTACTGCTTTACCAAAAGAAAAATCTCTTACAATTTCTTTCTCTTCTTTTGTCTCTACTGCTACGGGCGTACCTCCAAGGTTAGCCGCGTTTTTTCTTATTTCTTCCATTTTTTCTGTTTTTGGTAGCTCCTCAACTAACCGTGATAGCTCTTCCATGTTTGTATCAAATGACACTTTTTCTTCCTCTGTAAAATCTCTATTTTCAGAAGTAACCAATGTTTCAAGAGCATCCAAAGTGCTTTTTGCCGCACCTATTTCTTCTCTTATTGTTTTACTGTTTCTCATTTTTTTAAAAATTTAATGTTACAAATGTTATAATTTAATTAAAGGTATTTTGTAACAATTTTAACTTTTGCGAAATTTCTTAAATCCGATTTGGTATCAAGTCCCATTTCAACCGGTGCTTCTTCAACAACTTCAAGTGACTTTTTAAGTTCATCAACTTGGTCAGAACTTCGCTTAAATGCGTCACGATTTGAACCCGCTGACACAATTGACCATTCAATTAATTCTTGGCGTGTAAAGTATACGGTGTCGCGATCTTCTCCATCACCTTTGCCATATCTGTACTCATGTGGAATTGCTCCAACACTTGCCATCTTCAATATCCCATCTTGCATTTTATTGAATACTTTGTCGGCCAGCGGGTTGTTACCTTCACGCTCAAATGTCACTTCACCAATCAATGCGTTGCCATCTTGAAACACACGTGACGTTCCAATTATAGTATCTGGATTTGATCCGCTTACATCGTGATTATACCCAACAATTGGATTGCGGTTATAGCTTTCTAACTCCCAACCGGCCAATTTAAAAACCGTGCCATGTCTGTCAACCGATTCGGTTGAAATAACGAATTGTGCTGTTCTGTTTTCTACATCAACACCACGGCATTCAACTAATCTATCAATTTTATTCATTACTTTTCTATTTTTTTCTATTTCTTTCAATTTACTTTCGGACCATCTTAACCCAGCTTTACCACCCCACAACAAATAAGAGATTGTGCCGCACGCTTCATTGTCATCTGGGTTATAGTACACTTCTGCCCTGGATAAATACGAGTACATTCTCTTTATTGTGTCCTCGCTTACCGCTTTTTTTTGCGAGAGATCACGACCTCTTCGCTTCCCCACGTCCGTGGCACATTTATTCCCTACCTTTTCATTTAGTTCAATACCTCGTTTTGCATTGTTGGAAACCGCTTCCGGGTAATCGCTATAACTCGCCATTTTCTTTTTTGTAGTACGTTTTTATGTCGTCTATTGGTATACGGTTTATTTGAACATATCGCTCATCGCCACCCTCAATGCTGTTTCTATCTTCCAACTCAAGTACATCATTGATAGTATACGCTCCTATATCGGTCATCAATCGGTAATACTCCCCTTTTGTTTTTACATCTGTACGGAGTAGCCTGTCAACATTGTGTTTGAAATAAAAATCTCTTTTTTCGTTGTCTTTGAGTAACTTCCGTCTGTACTCCTGCTCAATCTTCTCAATCCACGACCCAATGCCGTATGTCACAAACTCAATGCCCATTTGTTCAACGTTTGAATATGTTGACCCGTCCATTTCGTTGATCATAAACGAAGGAATGCCCAAAATTGTGGCAATCTCGTTTTTCTGAAACTTTCGTGTTGCTATAAATTCAGCATCAGCCGGTGGCATTCCAATACGGTGATATTTTGACCCCGCATCAAGTATAGCTGTGCCACGTGTGCCGTTTGGCCCATAGTTCGCACTCCATTGTTGGTTTATTGCGTCTTTCGTTTCCGGCTTTAAAGTTCCTGCATACTCAATATAACCATCAATGCGTGTTCCTTTGTTGTAGAAATCTGCCCCATAATCCTGGGCCGCAATACTTAAACCCAAATTTTGCTTATGTATTTGAATAGCACTCATTCCAATCACAGGATCAACACCAAACCCGCGAAGGTTTATGATGTCACGGTCCGCAACAAGTAAAGTTTCTGTTTTATTTGAGGCAAGTTTTATTTCAACTTTCCAATAAATTTCATCGTCATATTTTAACGGCTCACATATTTCACGGCTTACATTTGTCAACGCCGTTGGTGTTCCAAATGAATCACGCTCAATGATTGCCAAACCATTCCCGTGGTTTATTGCCGATGTGATCAATATTTGTGTGAAATCAAATGATATGCTTTCAAAATTCGCTTCAGCGTTTAAAAGATATTCAACCGGATGGCTAACCATCTCACGTTTCCCGTTTGCCTTTTTAAAGACTTCAACTGGCAACATCGCAACCGATTCCGTAATTCTACGAACTCCGGCCCAATACGCAGACAACCCCATTGCCGTGGTTTCTGTGACTGGCGTTCTACCAACAGCACCCCCAAAGGTTGCATTTAAAAACCCTTTCTTTTCTGCTAAAAACGGATTTATTCGTTTAATCTCGAGACCCAAAAATTTCACTATTGCAAAAGTGATTAATGATATTTTAATTATTTGTAAATAATTTAACTAAAAAAACCCTTACTTTTCTGCAAGGGTTTGTTTTGTAAAGATATTGCAAACTTAATTTAATTTTTTATTTGCCCATTTTGTAGCCATTTTTAAAGAATTATAAACTTTACTATCTAAAACTTGTTCTTCACCTTTATAAACTTGAACATAAAAACATCTGAAAAATGGTTTATCATAACCGTTATCAATTGAAATGTTTACTTTTTTGCTTCCTGATGTGTTGAATAATGTTGTCATTTTTGTTTTTCTTTATCGTTATTGTACTACAAATATATACAATAATATTAGAATACAAAAAATTTATTTTTTTTTCTTAAAATTAATTGATTGCAAGGCCTTAAAACTTTGATAATTCCTGTGCGGTTTGTAGTTTGGCAGATATTTGTTGATCTCCAAAACGGTTGCATCATACGCCATTTTCCGAATCTTCACTTTTTTCAAATGCTTATGGAATAAATCATCAATTCCCGCCGTTACGGCTTCAATTATTTCCTTCGGTACCTCAATTTCTTTGTTGTTATTGGTTGATAAGATCACCCGGTAACTGTCGAAATCTTTGTAATGCCTAAAATTGGGTGCATACTCTCGCACCATTTCAAGTGCTAAATCATAGGCGTCTTCACTGCCGTTTTCTTTTAACATTTCCAAGAAAAGAAAATCAAAGTTCCTTTTGTTGTTTAACACATCATAGATTTTTTTTGGTATTTTCATTTTTAAAATAGTTTATATTCTAATTGTTTTATCCTATCGCTTGCTATGTTAAAATAGTTTTCGTCCATCTCTATCCCTATGAAGTTTCTATTAGTATTCTTTGCAGCAACTCCAGTACTTCCAGAACCCATAGTTAAATCTACTACTAAATCATTTTCATTGCTAAACGTCTTTATTAAATCTTCAAGCAATAATATAGGTTTTTGCGTTGGGTGGTGTCCGTCATAATCCTTTTTATATTTCAGTATGTTACTTTTGTATTTTTTACCTTCCCATAAATTAAAGGTGCTACCGTATTTTATTTTGTACTCATTATCTACCTTTTTTAATTCTTGGTATGTGTAAGGTATATTAATAGTCTTTTTTATGTGGTTAAATAAATCTTCAACCATTAATTCAAACACCATCCCGTTACCATATCCAAACTTTATAGAAGTGTGAAAATTTACACTTTGCTCACTTGAGAACCTGCCACTTGTTCTCATTGCGTTCATACAATCTTCTTTTGTATGGTTTTTGTATATTTTAAAAAATATTTCTTTTAACGGATGCTTTGCTTCGTAGCAAGATTTTTTACTAAACACTAAAACATCTTCAATATAACTTACAGGTGCTTTATTTGCTACTAAGCAATTTGCAAAGTGCATTTTATCCCAATACATATTGTAGCAATGAGGTAAATTTGGTATTGCTTTACTTATTAGCTCAGTTGTAAATGGTTGGTTAGCTGTTAGCACCATTTTGCCGTTCTTTCTTAATATACGGTTTGCTATTTCAAATATATTTTTGGTGTCAATAGTTACATCCCATTCAGAAACATTATAGTTTTTTTCTTTTGCTACTCTGCTATTACCTAATCCTTTTACAGTTCCATAAGGTAAATCCGTCAATATCAAATCAACGCTTCCACTTTCTATTTTATCGCTTTCTATTAAGCAATCGCCTTTATATAGTTTTATCATATTATGTATAAGTCTCCTTTTTCTAAGTAACTCCCCCCAGTATCACCGCCATCAAGCCATAAGCCGTACGCCATTATGTTAGTGATCAATCCATCAATTTTTTTATTTGGTGTTTTAATATCTTTTTCCAGCTTTATGTTTCCGCTTGGATCTGACTTTACAGCCGCATTCCCGGCCATCCACCTCAAAACAGGGTTGCCGAAGTGGTTAAATTTTTTACTTTCAATGGCCGCTTGCATCTCCTTAGTTGGTGCGGTCATACTTTTAAATCCCTGCCTAAACTCTACCAAATCAAAACCCTCATCAATCAACTTGGGTGCTATATGGTGACTATTCCAATTATCGTAAGCAATGGTGCGAATGTCATATTCCTTTCTCAGCTCCCCCATTTTGTGGATTATAAAATCGTAGTCAATTACATTTCCGCTTGTTTCTTCAATCAAATCATCACGCACCCA